TGGTTAAACAGTGTGGCACTGTCCAGTTTCTCATTCCACAACTTGCAAAGAGCGGCCTCGAAAGGCGCGAGCATTTCGCACACTCCGCGCGGGCTGTACCAACCTCCGTCAGTGATTTCGTACTCGCACCCGACAAAGGGCGGTTTTCCGTGGTCAAACGGAACTTCCATATCATCGCGCAGCTTCACTTCCGGAGCTTGTGGCGAGAATGTTTGCACTGTCCATTTGCCTTCATCGTCTTGGGTGTAAACTTCCCAGACAATAATCTGGTCTTTGTCCTCGGAATGAGTGAGTCCTTCGCGGATTTCCCGCTTGTTAAGGTACTCCGAGGAAATGCCAGTATCTTCAACTTTCCCACCCCGCAGCTTCTTCATCACCTCTTCACTGGTGGCGTAGATGCCAGCGCGCTTATACGCATCCATACTCATTGGTATGACTTGTGTGATGCGGTCTGCCCCCTCCAAATCCTTCGTCCAAGGCGGGACGATTAGGTGCATAGGATCAACGGACTGAAACTCCACTTGCTTCTTATCCGGATTCCAAAAAATTTTAATAATTCCACGACCACTTGTGAGCATATAATCAATCCAACTCATTACCTCCGTGGAGTAGTTGGATTTCTCATGGAGCTTGTAGCTGAACCATTGTTCGGCGGTGGCGGTGAAAGCGGAAAGTTGCTGGCGCATCGGCACGAATGTTGCCAACACATCCAACCCCATAGACTGCTGAAAGAAACTGGGCTTTAGCTTGTTAATGGTGGTGTCAATCAGCGGGAAATGCATATCCGCTGCGCGACCCCAAGGCTTGGCCTTCCGAGCCAGCCCATCAGTACGCATCTGATACCACAAGCCCTGACGGGTTTCCCAACTAGTCCGGCTTTTAATATCGTCGAGGACTGAAGTGTAAATCTCTTCGCTCATGTGCCGTACTTATTGCTCTTCAACTTCTGCATATCCTTATCATGCTTGTTGAGCTTGTTCATAGACTTGAGGGCTTTGTGTAAAAAGTTTTGGTGGCGTAGAACTTGTTTCGCTTTCTGCTGGTCTGCCCGATGCTCGACCATGTCGGCGGCAAATTGACCATCCTTGTAGGAAGTCGGCCCCGTAACCCCTTGATAAACAAATTTCCTTGGCATAAGCCTAAAAAGGCGCGGCTACTGATTCATGCGGCTACTGACTCGTTAACCCCCGTTAACAATTTGCTACAATCCCAAGCCTGAAGCGCGATCTCCACGCCTACCACAACACCACGCCCAAAAGTTGCATTACCACAAGGTGTCATCTTGTGACAATAGGAATACAGACGAAACTTATTGGCAAATGCTTCAAAGAAAAAGATTACCCACCCGCATCCATGCCCGATGGCAGTGAAGATTCTTCAACAAGTAGTTGGGCGTCTTCCATAAGCTCGGAAAGTGAAGGCTTCGAAAATGAGCTATAACGCTCCCAACTGCCCCCTACCCCACCGCCACAGGCTATCGCGCCCAAAACGGCGTCAGCACGGTCTGGAGAGGCAAGGCCGCGCGATTTCATCTTGTCTTTAGCCTCTAATCCCAGCTTGCCGGTGCGACTCACCTCCACCCGCCTAGTAACAAGTTGTTGTTGGAGTTTTTGATCATCAATCAATCGCACCTCCTTATTGGCTATTGTCCGAGCCGCCGTGTGCCACATCTCCGCGCCCCGATTCTGATACCTCCCATCAAATGGTTTGCCACCAAAATTAACGCGGTGGATGGAAAAACCAGATTCAGCCAACGCATCACACATCGGTAACCCCAACCCACCTTCATCCCCGTAAATCTCATCAGCCACCAACCCATGACGATCAAACAAATTAATCAATCGCCCAATGGTCTTGTTCGTGTCCCGCTCCTTCCAAGTGTCCAATTGCGTGATCTCATTGCCTTCCCGTAAACAAAACACCGTCTCATCCCCGCCAGCCGCGAAATCCACAAATGCCACCCGCATCCCATCCTTCCTCTCCGGCGGTTCCTGTAAACACCCCTCCAACTCCCTCAAACCCAACACCACCCCATCCGCCGAGTCATCCACAAACTCCCCATAGATCATCGAACGTATCAACGGACTCTTCTCGCCATACGTCGATATCTGCTCGTCAATCCAATCCTTGGTCAAATGAGGGCAATCAAAAGCCGTAACCGTAAATGTATCCCACCTCTCCCGATGCTTCGTGAACGCCTCATAAAAATACCCAGAAGCAGCACCTGGACTGCTCATAATCAATATCCGGCTGGGCTGACACCTCTCCATCGCATGAAATATCCCATCCTCACACGCCTTCGCCTCATCCACAATAAACAACAAATTGTCTGTCGGCCCCTGCCTGTGCCAACCCTCCGCCTTATGCGGATCACTAGCACTAAACCCAATCGCCCGCGCACCATTCACAAACCTCAACCCACTTTGTGTTACCTCAAACCCCTCCCCTCCCGTCATCGTCTGTACCCCACGCTTAATGCTCGGCCATAAAGCCGCCTCAATCTGCCGGAACACACCCGCCGTACATACACACAAACTATCCGGAAAATTCACAACGTGCCACAACACCGCACTAGCCGCCACCATACTCGTCTTACCACTTCCATTAGCCGCCTTCAACGCAACACGACTCCCCTTATAATTCAAAGCCTCCAATACATTGAACTGCCAAGGATACGGACTCTCACCCATCCACCTCTCCGGAAACCACTGCAAGTCATACTCCTTGCTAACCGCATCCTTCGTAGGCTTGGGCTTATTCTTGCTACCCTTCGGGCGACCTCTTTTTGTTGGTGCTGATTCGGAAGGGGGGGCAGCAATAGCACCCACGGGGGGGAGGGGGGTGGCCAGGTCACGGTGGTGGTCTGTTTCTCCGGATTTCATGGCTTATTTTCGCACAACATAAGATATATGCGGCGGATAGAAGCGCCGAGCAAATCACGTTTAACTACTGTTTTTACGGGGTGATTTGGCAACCTTCACCTGCTCTGCGGGCCGTTTGGCTTGCGATGCCAGCACGTTTTGCAAGTTAATTTGGACGTTTTGCGCCGGTTGGGTGGAAGGTTGGGCAAATCCTGCTGTTCTCTCCAAAATCCACGCGGCCGCTTGCCAAGACTTGGCCGCATGGGTTTGAATCACGGCTAGATTGTTTTTTATCCCTTCCGCTTTAGCGCGCTGCAACCTCTCCCCTATCCCATCATCCCTTTTCATGGCACGGGATAAGGCCGCTTCCGATATGCCAAGCAAACCGGCAACCCTAGATTGCGGGAATCCCAATTTCATGGCGTCCTCGGCTTCCGTTATCTGCTGCTCGCTAACTGTGGCAAGGGCTTGCTTGCGGCCCCGTTTGGCTTCAGGGCGGATGATTGTCAATTTATCTGGCATACTATTAGCGCGTTTATTTAAAGCAATAGGGACGGGGAAAACGAGCGCAAAATTCATTGGGAATAAATAATGTTAAAAGGTGTTACCTTTTTGGTTGCTAATAAGGGTGGACTGCGGTAGACATAGGGAAGCGCAAGCAATGCGCCATTTATCATGGAAAACACAATCACAAGGAACATCGGAGAGAACCGGAACAATCGACGCGTATGGCTTGAGGGTAAACACCTTGCCGAAGCCGGATGGTCAAAGGGCGTCCGATATCAGCGCGAGCAAACGGCAGACGGTTTTATTCTCACCAAAATTGACAACGGCAAATTGAAGATTGCGGGCGGCGAGAATCGGCCCGTGATTGATATCTGTGGCGGATATGTCGCCAAGGCATTGCAAGGCTTTGAAAAAGTATCCGTTACCATTGCCAGCGACAAAATCACCATTAAGGGCGCAAGCGCAATTTCCGCCCTGTTAACCCTTGCCGCCTAACATCATGCACCAAGGCCATAGAAACCGAGAAACGTGGGTAGTTTGGGCAAGCATTTCCCATAATGAGCAATTGCTTAATCAATGCCTATCCATTGCCAATTCACGGCCCGCCAATTTACCGGCGCGCCTTGCCAAAACATTTCCAATTGTCGAATGCGGCGGAGTGGATTGGGACGGCATCGCCGAATTGCTTTTAGAACATTTAGACGGCATAGAATAAAAAACAATCCTAGCGCGCGAAAATCATGCGGACGGCGCGCGCGCTAGGACACACGACACGCCAACCGGCTGGAACCGGCCCGCATGACAAAAACTAGGACAAATGAAAAAGACAACCGGCGCAAGCCAATATCATCCCCGCGTACACTTTGTACGCAAATCATCCAACCGTAAAACCGGCCCGATACCCGTCAGCACTACGGCAAGTGATTCTTGTCCGGATGCGTGCCCGCTCAAAAATGGCGGATGCTATGCAAAGGGCGGGCCGTTGGCCATCCATTGGCGCAAGCTGGACAAAACCGCGCAATCCACCGCGCGGGCATCATGGTCTAATTTCCTGGAAAACGTGAAAGCGTTACCGGATGGCCAATTGTGGCGGCATAATCAGGCGGGCGATTTATGCGGCGAGAATAACAAAATATCCGCGCGCTTTATCCGCCAATTAATAAAGGCGAACAATGGCAAACGCGGTTTCACTTACACTCACAAACCCGTTGACAATGCCAACGCCACAAACCGGCTCAATGCCAAACTTGTGGCGGAGTCCAACGCCAACGGTTTCACGGTAAATCTATCGGCGGACACGGTTGCAGAAGCGGACGAATTGGCCGCGTTGGATATTGGGCCGGTTGTCACAATCTTGCCGGAAAAATACGGGCGCAAGGCGAACAAAGGCGAATTCACAGAATCTCTTGCCGAATACCGCGAGCGCACCGCGGATTTGCCGCGCACTACTCCGGACGGGCGGAAGGTTGTCGTTTGCCCTGCTCAATACCTTGACGCCAAAAGTTGCGCCGATTGTAAATTATGCAGCCATGCCAGCCGTTCGGCAATTGTTGGATTTGCGGCGCATGGACAAAGCAAACGCAAGGCGACCGAAATTGCCAACGGAAAGGGCGCACAATGATTTTTGCAATAATCCTATTTTGGGCCATTCCATTTGCCTTAATCATTGCGGCATCATTGCCGGATGATTGCGACAAAGCGGCGAACGTAAAGCGCAAGTGAATGGATCACGGCGGGCCGGTTCAATATCGGCCCGCCCTATCCGGTCACACCGGCAAACAAAAAACACCATGAGCATAAAAATAGAATACAGCGAAATGACTGCCCCCCAACGTGAACAATTGCGCACCGTAATCAGTGAAAGTCAAAACATAGGGGAAGGCTTTAACAGGGAAAGCGCGTTGCGCCGCGATGATTTTTTAACCCTTGAAATGATTGAGATTGTGGAAAACGCAATCGATCCTTGGGATGCTTACCATTCATTTAAAGCGCGCATTTCCGAGCTAGAGCGCGCCGCATTTGCGGCGGGCGAATACGGTAAGAAATTGGACAAGGAAGCAAACGGAAAGGATTAAAACACCATGAACATTGAATTAATATATTCGCCGGATGATGCCGAAAACGAAGGCAAGGGCTATTATTTCCAAAAATGGATTGGCGGGGGCAAAACGAAAACCTCCCAATTATTCGCCAATGAAATAGAAGCGCAAAACGCATTGACGCAAAATAAAATTAAATGGAATTAACACCATGAACACAAACAACAGAATCCTGGTAGAGACACAAGGCGACAAATTGATCTTGCGCGAGTACACAAAAAACCGGCGGCCCAAATTGCTTGCCGTAATGCCAGAGCAGAATCGCGCTCGCGCTAGTTTGTTCGCGCTCGCGCCCGATCTATTACGCGCGGCCCAATGCGCGCTTGCGGCATTATCCCAACCAGCAACCCATAAAGCAGATATTGCGCTCGCGCGGGAATCACTCGCGCGCGCCTTGAATCAAATTGAATTGGAACTGCCCATAAAATCTATGGAGGTTTTGGAAGAATTGGAACGAATCGAAAAATCAAATTGAAACCATGAACTACAGCAAAACATTAAGTGATCACTCTCTCGCGCTATATGCGCGCTTTAAGGAATCCCATCGCGCGCTCACCGATTACGATTCAATGCACAAGGCCGGTTTATTGCCTTGCCTATTGGGCTATAAATTGGGCGACCTTCGCGCGCTTCACGTTTATGAGGGCGGTTTGCATATCCACGAATTGAATCCCGAACGCGCGCCAAAATCATCGCGCGGTGTCTCGGTCATTGAATGCTTCGGATGCGAAGTGGCGAATGATTCGCGCACGGCAGAAACGCGGGAGGAATTGGAACCGATGCTGTTTGATTTCTGGATATCGGAAGTGTTCTACACTTTGCCTTGGCTGGATCAATTCGCATGGGCCGGACGGTATCCGGAGGATTTCGACCATGATCAGCGAATCCGGATGCTTCAATGGAATGACCCCAATGGAGAGTACCAGGATATAGATGATGAGGATGAGTCTCTTGAATTATTGATCAAAACCATTAAGGAAAATGTATTGAGTGTATGAACGATCCCACGCTAAAAGAATTGCCTAAAAGCAATTTTACCCGCCCGTTGAAATGCGTTATTTGGCATATTTACCAAACCTCTATTGATAATCCGCAGACAGTTTTTCGGCTTAAAAAGATTGATCAATGCGGGCGGGACGTAAGGTTGTCTGATGTTAAAAGACTGAACCATTATCGGGCTATTAATCTCCAAAAGGAAATGGATGATTTTTACTGGATTGAAATCTACCGCGATAATTTTGAAAAACTAATAGAGCATGATCGCGAGTTAACCGCGATGCGCGATAAATACCGAGAAATGCGAGAAATGGAGATTTTGATTAATATTGGAGACTCACTTTTAGGAATGTACAAGAAAATAGGCATGGCCCGAACCGGATATATAAGAGTCGCAGAATATTTTAGGAAAATTAATGAATTAGACGGGAAGTCCTAGCCTGTTTGATTCAGTCACACGGGCCGGAGGGTAGAAATTGCCTTCCGGCCCTTTTACGTTTTAACACCTTTTACTACCCTGCCCGCCCTCATCATGCTGTTCTGTTATCAAAATGGCTTGTAGGCCCATTTACGGGCCATTACGAGCTATGCCTGTACGCACATCAGAGTGTCTTTTCTGCTGCTAGGATTGAAATGGCATCGGGGATGTGACCGTTCGCCGGTTCATCACTCGCGATGCATAGCACGTTATCGCGTAGCCGATCCTTGATCATCTGCTCCTGCTCGCGCAAATGCTGGACGCGCTCCGGATCATCCGACTTGCCCCAACTGATCACACTGCCCATCGCGTCCCTGCCCGCCTTCCGGTAGATGTCTTTAATTTCCTCGGCAATGGCATCCCGCTCGCGCTCCAATGCGATCTTGTCAGCGGTGGACAATTTGCTGGGGGGATTAAGGGGGGTATATTTTGTTTTATTTTGTTTTGTTTTACTAGGTGGACGATTGCTGCTTTTTTGCTGCCTGTTTGCTACAGCATTGCTATAGCTTTGCTTACTTGCCTTACCTCCTAATGCACCTGCTTTTCTGCGCTTTTCCCGAAGGTCGGTGACCGATTTTCGAACCTCCTCAAGCCGATGGTGGCGAACACGATTTTCATCGTCTATATAGAATTTGGGCAGAATTTGTTCCAGTTTTGATGTAGAAACGCCCGCCAAACGCGCCAAATGTGATTTGCTTTTCATCGGAATCCCATCGTCCAGCCATGAATGGCAGAGCAGTCTCATGTACGCGCCTACCTCCGCCGGACTCATCAGCATGGTTGAGACTAGGAATGATTCTGGATAGAATGGGAATTGAAACAGTCTTTCATCTTTGTCTTTCATATCATTTTACTTTCAATGTTTTGCCCCTCTCATGGGCCATTACTTTTCTGAAAATTAATAGGCGCACATCTTGCTCAAGCTCATCCTTCCAATCCCTGGAGATTTGGCTGATGCCCTTCTTGTATCGGTTAGCGGTCTGCATCACCTCTTTGGTGACTGCTGCATGGTTTAGTAGGCTCATAATTGTGCAGGGGCGAATATCGGCCCCGATAGTTGGCTGGACTCCAGATTGAACGCTAAATGGCCCCTGAAGGGGTTCAGGAAGCGTTGCTCGACCTCCAGAAGTGCTGCTTGTGTTTGAAACGTAGAACCGTCCCTACGTTTCCGTATTGTACCCTTGGGGTATTCAGTGCCAAAAGCCAGCGCATCCTCCTTCGATATCCACCCGCAGACCTCCAGTGTGGAAGTGTCCTTGATCAGCGATTGGAATATCAGCACCTCGGCATCCAGATGCGCTTGGGCCAGAACAAAATTGTGAACGAAGTTTGGGGATACCGGAACCGTCCGGCCCATTGTCTTCACATCCGCCTTCAGCCCGTCCAGTTCGATGTCAAACCCGCCATCATATCCCCCCTTGAGCGTGGGCCAATAGCCCGTGATGAGTTTCTTAAAGCAAATTTCACCTAATAGGCCGGTGTACTGCCGGTTACGGTCACCATCGAAATGCCCACGATTACCCATATTGTTTTGGGCAAGGAAGAGCCATGCATATTGCTTGGCGATCTGCGGTATTTCGAGTTGCAGGATCATCTGAATGCGATTCGAAGGCAAAAGGCGAAGAACGCCAGTGCCAGTAAAATATCAATGACGAGAGATAGCCGGTTCATCGGTCTGACAAATCCTTGTAGTAGCGCATCTGTTTCTCCAGCGTCTCCAACTGGCCCTTGTAATAATTCTCCATCTGTCCGCGCCCAATCCGGTAGCCTAAAGTCCAGCCCCGATCATACTCACTAATAGGCTCAACTTGCCCGCCCACGCTTTCACTCTCTTCTTTTTCAATTCGTTCTTCAGCCATTGGTCTTTGCTCCCTGTAATTCCAATCAAAGCGCAGTCTACTTCGCTCCGGCTGGCGTCCTTGTTAATTAAAGTCCGGCGGGCATATTCCTCCCAAAACTCTATTGATCCTGCTTGCACCTTGGACATTCCCATTCCCCCCGTTCCTCATCCCACTCCATCGCTACAGGCTCAAGGCCATGAAAGCACAATGGTGGATCATTCAATTCGTCTTCACAAAAATCGTAGTACCCTGCACCTTTCATGGATTCACCTCGATGATCGTTTTTTCTTCTTTGCGCGTTTTGACTTTTTCCTGCCTACAGATGACTTCGATGTGCGCCGTTGTGTCGTCTTCGATGATGCCCGCGTAGCGGAGCGCGTCGATGTGGTATTTCGGCGTAAGGTTATCTGGGTCAAGCAGTCGAATCCGGCGGCTTGTAATGCGAACCACACTTCGTTGAACAACTCCTCCTTGAGCTTCTTCCGCGCCCACGGATTCATGCCGAATAGCCGATTCAGGCTTGGTACTCTGCTTGGGCATTCGATATATACCTTATGCTTTGACACGCTCGACATGAGGCATTTGAGGGATGACAGATTCGCAATCCAATTCCTTGGCGATCTCATTGATCAAGCCGGTGAAGTAACGGTCACGGTGAACCACAATCCGGCAAGCGACCCGCTTTAGCGAATGGATGATGGCAGCGTGATGACAGTCGAAGTGTCGGCCAAGCATAGCCAGGTGAATGCCAAGATGTTCAGCGCACAAGTACCAGACGATGTGCCGAGCATCCACGATGGGTTCCATGCGGTTACGCCCCAAGATGTCCTTGCGAGATATGCCGGTATGCTTTTCAACCACATCGATAATGTGATCGACCTCTTTTGCTTTTGATGGCGATAGTTTTAGTTTGGATTTCATTTTAGGTATTTGATTAGTTTTGAAATTGCATTTTGAGTTGTGACGGGGCATTTGGAGATTTTGCCGTCAAAGCGATTTGCGAATCCATTCACTCCGCAGTTGTAGGCAGCGTAGAGTTCGCCAACTGAAGGCTCGCGATCTAACGCCTTCCATAGTCTGCCGTGGATCAGGCAGAGGTATAGGTGGGCGTAATCAGATGCGATGCGCCGGTCATGGGCCTTGCTCCAATGGTAGACCGGCTTGCCCATCTTAATGCGCTCGGCATTGCAGTCGGCCCACGCCGCCTTGCCGAATTGCCATGCGCCCTTCTCTCCAGCCTTCCCAATCGCCTTATCATTAAAGTTGGATTCGATGTAGGCGAACCCATCGATCAACTGGGGGTTAATCACCACGGCCTTGGCCGGTAAGGTGAACATCAGTAGTAGCAGTATTTTTTTCATAAGAGTTTTAAGATTTGGTGCGCGAGGGGCGCGGAGATTGAGTTTCCAATAGCTTGAATCCGTTCACTACGGTGTGGCCAAGAGGCAAACCCATTAACCATTCGGAGAACTCTGGAGGGAGTTTCATCCCAAAGATGTTCTGGAACACTCTCCCAAGCAGTCCCTTTTCGGGAACGTTTTCTAAACTTCCGGTGTCCTTCCAATCGCGGCTGGTCGGTGTGGGCCATGAACCAGAGTCTGTCCCTTCGATGGGGGCAACCTCCGTAGGCACAAGCTGGAAGTACAACCGCCCCCGTGGTGTACCCTGCGGACTCCAGCGCATCGAAAAAATCGTCGAGGTGAAACTTCGCGAACTCACTAACCTCCTCACCAATGAGCCAAGTGGGCCGGAGGTCTTCAACAATGTTAAACAACTCTCGCCAGAGGATACGGTCATCTGATTCGTCGCCTCGGTTGTTATTAGCTCTGGAGTAAGGTTGGCAAGGGGGCGAGGCGGTGAGCAAATCGCAGATGCCTGTTTTCTTAAAAGTGACTTTTCGGATATCCCCAAAGTTTGGGACATGGGGCCAGTGTCGCTTGAGGACGGCACTGGGGTACTTGGCACATTCAGCAAATCCAACTGTTTGGAAGTTGCCGGTTCGCTCGGCAGCGATGCTCCATGCTCCGATGCCGGAGAAGAGGTCGATGTGAGTTCGTTTTTCATTCATTGTAGTAATTGAAACTGGCGGGCCGCGGGACGGGAAACGGCGTTAGCCGCAAAGGAGGGTGTCCCTGAAGAATCGACCCGCCAGTTAGATTAACTAAAACGGAACATCATCCTCCTCGGTGATGGTCTGCTGTTGAGGCGCGGCCTGTTGCGGAGGCTGACCCTCTTGCAAGGTAGCCTGAACCTTGTTCCAACCGGCTTGCTGCTGGCGTTGCTCCTGACGCTGCGCCTCCGCGCCCTCGTCAACCTCTTCCATTGCGATACCGAAGTTGAATCCTTCCTTGCCCATCTCGCCGTTCAGCCAGACCGAAACCTTGGTTAGAGTTCCATCCAGCATCCGAATCTTGCCGGAGTAACGCGGTGAGTTCGGGTTCTTGGGATTTAGATTTAGGTAGATTGACCCCTTACCTGGTGGGAGTTGTTTTTTCTGTTCCATACTATTTTTTAGTTAAACGTGGTTTACCTTTTGTTGTCGAAACGAGGTCGCCCAATGAGCGACTCACCGCCTCTTTTGCTTCTTTACCTGTCAGCCCGCTCGACTCCTTCACCGCCTTCTCAATGCCGGTTAAGGACGCCTTACAGGCTCCGATAAATTCTGATTGATCGATTAGCCCATCCTGCTTCAAGGCTTGGAATGCGGCTTCGATGGATGCGATCTCTCGGCGTTGAACACCGTCCTTCAGGACATAACCGTCAATTGCATCGGGATTCTCCTCCAGCATGACGCGCGCGCGCTCTTCGATTTCCGGAATCATTTTTTTAGCGACCCCAACGTAGTCGAGCAGTTGCGCGAATCGCTCCGGATCGCTCAAGGCTTGAGCGCCCTTGCTCACCGTTAGGGTGGCAGCGATAGCTTCAGGACAGTCAGCCTTTGCTTTGCAAAACCGGCATTGCTTCTCGCCCGCCTCGCGGTGAGCGTAGTTGCTCATCGCCACGCGCAGGATGCCCTCGATGAACTGCCGCCCATCCTTCAATGCCTTGCTATCGTATTCGGCCCACTCCACCGGATGCATGGGCTGGATGATGGCCGCGTACACTTTGGTGATCTTCGGATGGTTGGCTTTGACCAAAACAGCCAGTGCCAGCAGTTGAAGATTCTCGCGAGAACCCGTCACCTTGCCCGTGCCAGTTTTGTAGTCCACCACCAGCGCAGTATTACCTTTTGTCACAAGATAATCGGGCATACCCGAATAGTTTATTTCTCCAGCCATAACCGCACCTCCTTCACCACTTTAAGTTTCTTCGCGTCTGGGAAAATGCGCTTCACCAGTTCATCACGCTTATGCTCAAGCTC